AGGAAGGGGTAGGGGGATAAAGTTACAATGACTTTATATTTAACCCCAGGTGCAGCTCAGGATGGAAACTATATTAATTTTTATTATACAAAAAGAATTGATGATGTGGGTGCATATACAAATGCAACTGATGTACCGTACAGATTTGTTCCATGTATGATTGCAGGACTATCTTATTATCTTGCAGTTAAATATGCTCCACAAAGAGTACAAGAATTAAAATTATTATACGAAGATGAATTGTTAAGAGCTGAAGATGAAGATGGTTCTTCTAACTCTACATACATTTCACCTAAAATTTATTATCCGGGGATTGGTTAATGACTACTTTTTCACAAGGTAAATATGCTTTAGCAATATCTGATAGATCGGGAATGGCATTTCCATATAATGAAATGGTTAGAGAGTGGAATGGTGCCCTGGTCCATGTTTCAGAATACGAGCCTAAACAACCACAGTTAGATCCAAAACCTACAAGTGCAGATCCACAAGCTTTACAAAGAGCGAGACCTGCTAGAACAGAATTTAGTACACAAGATTTTTTACCTTTAGATCCTTTTACAACTGCAGGAACTACAACTTTAACGGTTTCGTTTCCTTCTGGTGCATTACAAGTTGATGATGTTTTAAGATTTACAAATATTAAAGAACCTGTAGGTGGTGTATCAATTGCAAGACTTAAATTACAGACAACTTTAAATGGTAATATTACTGATACCGCTACTACTATAACTTTAACTGATGGATCTAATTTTCCTACGTCTGGATTTATTATGATTAAAAAAATTAATAGTGTTTCAGGTTTATATGAAAACGAGGTTATTGAATATACTGGTAGATCAAGCAATAATTTAACTGGTTGTGTAAGAGGAAAATCTGCTCCTTATAGAGGAATTACTCCTCCTGCATCAACAGCAAGCTCACATGATTCAGGGGCTACTGTATTTGGGTCGTTTAAGGTTGCTTCTTTAATTGGAACAAGTTATGTTAACGATGCTAACACAACAGTTACGGATTATAATAGTTTTACATTAACATTACCAAGTGCTGCTAGTGGTAGCGCAACAGGTGGAGGATTTAATTGTGTAATTAGTCCTCTTAATATAGAGAGTTTATAATGTCAGGATTAAGTGCATCAGGATTAAGAACACAGATTAGAAGCTACACTGAAGTAGATGACGGTGTATTAACTGATGCTGTTTTAGAAAATATTATTTTAAATGCTCAACAAAGAATCTTTATGGACCTACCAATGGATTCTGATCGGCATGTTCAAGAAGGTACATTAGCTGCAAATGACAATACAATTAATGCTCCGGCAGGCTGTATGTTTATTAGAGGAATAGAAGTATTTAATTCAACAGCTAATACAGAAGGAAATGGAACTTGGTTAGAGAAAAAAGACCAAACATACTTATCAGAGTTTGTAGATAGAAAATTTGGACCCGAAGGAACTATTCAAGCACCGACAGATACTACCAATTCAGTTACAGGTTTTCCTAAATATTATGCTATGTTTGGTGGTGCTACGGGGTTATCTGACACTACTTCAGGAGGGATGTATATAGCTCCAACACCTGATGCAAATTATAAATTTAGGGTATATTATAATAAAATACCAGTGTTATTAGAGGGTAGTAACACTAACTATATTAGTTTAAATTTCCCACAAGGTCTTCTGTATTGTTGTTTGGCTGAGACTTATGCGTTCTTAAAAGGCCCAACGGATATGTTGACATTATACGAACAAAAGTATAAAAATGCTATACAACAGTTTGCAGGAATGCAGCTAGGAAGACGAAGACGAGACGATTACACTGACGGTACAGTTAGAATACCAGTTAAGTCACCGTCTCCATAATGAGGAGAAAATTTTATGGCTAACACATCAGCAATTTGTAACTCTTTCAAACAAGAGGTATTAGTAGCAACACACAATTTTACAGCTTCGACTGGAAATACTTTTAAATTAGCTTTATTTGATTCAGATGCAACTTTAGGTGCAAGCACAACAGCTTATGCTACTTCGGAAGAAATAACTGGAACTGGTTATACAGCTGGTGGAAAAACTATTACAAGTGTAACACCTGTCTTAGACTCTGCAACAGCGGTGTGTGATTTTGGGGACGTTTCTTGGACGTCTGCAACATTTACTGCTAATGCATGTTTAATTTATAATTCTAGCGCATCAAACAAAGCAGTTTGTTCTGTAGCTTTTGGAGGAGACAAGTCTGTTTCTTCTGGAACTTTTACAATTCAATTTCCTGCCGCAGCAGCTACAACAGCTATAGTTCGTATAGCATAAGGAGGCAATCCTTATGGCCATTGCTCAAACGTTCACCGTAACGGTAGCAGGAGGTAAGTACTACATTGATGGTGTTCAACAAGACACCGTAATGATCGGAGCAGGTCTTACTTATAAGTTTGACCAATCAGATAGTAGTAACGAAAACCACCCACTTAGATTTTCAAGCGACAGCGGAAACTCAACTCCTTACACTGAGGGTGTAACTGCAGTTGGAACACCTGGTAATTCGGGAGCATACACAGAAATACAAGTTCAAAATGGTGCGCCTTCAACATTATATTATTATTGTACTAATCACTCTGGTATGGGCGGCGAAGCCAATACTGATGGATGGGGTCGTTCTTATTGGGGACAAGCTGATTGGGGAGATACAAATATAGTTGTACAAGGATGGGGTCGTCTTGGATGGGGATCACAAGCTTATGGTGACGCGCCAGTTGTAGCTCTTTCTGGTTTATCAGCTACATCCGCAGTTGGTGCACCGACAGTAGAAGTTAGACCTGGTTGGGGTACTCTTGATTGGGGTGAAAATGGTTGGGGTAGTGTTGAAGAAGGAATTGAAAATTTAATTGGTATTGGAGCAACATCTAGTGTTGGATCACTTACACTTGAAATAGGTGTACCATTAACAGGTGTATCTGCAACAGCATCAGTTCCAGATCAATTAGATATTCCACAATTAATTACAGGTGTATCAGCCACAGCTTCAGAAGGTCAATTAAATATTAGTGATGGTTCTGATCATGTTCAAGGTTTAGCAACTTTAGTAGCAACAACTTCGGTTGGATCAATTTTACCTGCTGATATAATTGGACTTAGCGGAGTATCTGCAACCGCTTCAGTAGGTCCAAATCTTCAAGTTAATGATACTATAGTTTTAGACCTTACTGGTCTTTGTGCTGGAGCAACTTCAAGTGTAGGAGCAATAGTTCCAGATGGAATGGCTTTAGGTATTTCTGGTGTTTCTTGTACTTCTTCTGTAGGCTCAATTACCCCTGCAGATGTACTAGGATTGACAGGAGTTTCAGCAACTGTTACAGTAGGAGATGCTGTTCCTTTAGGATATCTAAATATTGATATTACAGGAAATACAAGTTATAATGATGTTGACGTTAGTGGAAATACATCATATACAGATGTAACGCACGCAGCTTAGGAGAAAAAAATTATGGCTTCATCTTATACGCCTCTTGGTGTTGAATTAATGGTAACTGGTGAAAATGCCGGTACTTGGGGAACAAAGACTAATACAAATTTACAACTATTTGAACAAATATCTGGTGGATTTAAAGTTCAAACTTTAAACGCTGGTGGAGCTGGTGCTAATACCACGGCTTTAGCTGTTTCAGATGGATCTACTGGTGCAACTCTTGCAACCAGAGTAATTATTTTAGGAGCAGAATCTCCTGAAACAATTTCAGGAAATAAAATTGTAACTCTTCCTAACGATGTAGAAAATTTTTATTTTTTTAAAAACAGCACAAGTGGTTCTTATACAGTACAACTTAAAACAGCTACTGGTTCAGGAAACACAGTTACTTGGGCAACAGGAGATAAGGGCTGGAAAATTATTTATGCAGATGGGGCTGCTAGTAACCCTAATATAGTAGAGATTGTGGCTGGTGGACTACCGGGAGGATCAGATACTCAAGTTCAATTTAATGATTCAGGATCCTTTGGTGGAGATGCAAATTTAATTTGGAATTCATCAACAGGTTTAAATATAGGTTCTCAGAAAGAGTTAAGATTACAGGATAGTTCGGGATCAGAATATATAGGTATGAAAGCATCAGGTACGACCACGGATTATACTGTTACGTGGCCGGCAGCCGTAGCAGGAGGAAATGGCTACGTTTTAAAATCAACAACGGGTGGAGTTTTATCATGGGCTGAATTAGAAGCAGGTGGTACATCATGGCAAGCTGTTAAAGTAACAGGAGATTCTCCTGTATCAGGTGCAGCAGGAGCAGGGTATTTTATGAATACTACTTCTGGAGCCATAACTTTAACTTTACCAGGATCACCAACTATTGGAGATGAAATTTCGTTTATTGATTATGCAGGTACTTTCGATACCAATAATTTAACCATTGCAAGAAATGGTAAAAATATTAATGGATCGGCAGCAGATTTAACTGTTGCAACAGAAAGAGCTGCAAATACTTTAGTCTTTACGGATAACACTCAAGGTTGGTTACTGAAGAGTAATTAATAGGAGTTGGAGTGTCAACTTATAGAGAAATTATAGGAAAGAAAATTAAAAAAGTATCATCGGATCCTTCATCAGGTATTGATGGAGAAATGTGGTACAATTCAACTACAAAATCTATTAGAGGACTAGCTATTAGTCAAGCATGGGTAAGTTCCTCACCAATGACTACTGGCCGGGCTGACGGAACAGGTTCAGCGGGAACTTCAACAGCTGGTTTTTATGGAGGAGCAAGTAGTCCTGATTCTACTATAACTGAGGAATATAATGGAACAGGTTGGTCAGCTAATCCTGCCATGAATGATAACTTAACTCAAAGAATAGGTTTTGGAACATATACTGCAGCTGTTGTTGCAGGAGGATGGGGACCACCTAACAGTGCAGAAACAGAAGAATTTAATGGAACAGCTTTTACTAATGAAGAATCTCTTCCAACTGCTACAAGAGACATGGCTGGTTTTGGAACACAAACAGCAGGTGTAGCATGTGTGGGAGCAACAGGCAGTCTTGTAACTGCAACTTATGAATATAATGGTGAAGCATGGACTGGAGGAAATGCGTTTCCTACAGCCACAAGAAACACAACAGGTAATGGTGCAACTCAAACAGCAGGAATTCTTGTAGGAGGTGAAACTCCTAGTGCATCTAATCAAGCAGTAATTTATGACGGCACTAACTGGACAGCTGTTACAAACTATCCTATTTCAAGAGCAGGGGTTATGTCTAATGGACCTCAAACAGATACAATTGTTGCAGGAGGAACCCCACCAACTACAACTACAACTAGTGCAAAATGGGACGGAACTTCATGGACTGCAATGCCTAATCTTGCTAGTGGTAGATATGATGGCGGAAGATTTGGTGGCGGAGGATCACCTGACTCTGCTGTTGTTGCAGGAGGAGTAAGTGCGCCAACGGCTACAGAAGAATTTACAGTATCAACAAACGCCATTACAGCTGGAGCATTTGCAAGTGGCACAAACTTACCTGTTACTAGAGGTCAAGGGGGTGGATGCGGAACTCAAACGGCAGCGTTACAATGTGGTGGAATAGCTGCTTCGCCAACATCTAATACAAGTACATCTTTTGAATATGATGGTAGTGCTTGGGCAGCTTCACCAGGCTCATTAAATGCAGCCACTAGAAATAATTCTAATTTTGGAATTCAAACAGCAGCTGTAACTGTAGGTTCATTAGGACCAGTAACTGCAGCTGTAGATACTTATAATGGATCAAGTTGGACATCAGGCACTAGTTATCCAGCTCCTGTATCAAACATAGGAGTAGCAGGAACTAATACTGCTGGATTAGCTTGGGGTGGAGACCAAGATCCTGGTTATTTAAATACAACAAATGAATATAATGGAAGTTGGACTTCTAGTAATACAATACCAGCAGCTAGATCAAATTCAGCTTGTGCAGGAACACAAACTGCAGGCCTTTCAGTTGGTGGTTTAGTAGGACCAGCAGCACCAAGTGCACCGGAGGTAGCATCATCTATTGAATATGACGGATCAAGTTGGACTGCAGGTGGCACTGATTTAGTTGCAAGGTATAACGCAGGTGCTGCAGGAATACAAACTTCAGCATTAATTTTTGGAGGTACTACTCCTCCAGGTGGACTTATATCAACTGCAACACTTTACGACGGAACTAGTTTTGTAACTCAACCATCTATGGGTACAGCAAGATTTTTACAAACTCAAGGTTTAGGGGATACAAGTACTGTGGCTTTAGCAGCAGCAGGACAAACAACAACTAGAGTTGACACAGTAGAAGAATTTACTGGAGAAACAACAACAGCTAATATAAAAGATTTTACAGCAACACAAAGTTAATTATGAGCACATATAGAGAAATACATGGTAAAGCAATTAAATCAGTAACAACTGACCCATCAGCAACAACTGATGAAGGACAAATTTGGTACAACACAAACAGTAGTACTTTTAAAAGTATTATTAATTCTCAAACATGGTCAAGTAGTTCTCCCACAATTCAAGATCAAAAATACTCTGCTCAGGTAGGAACACAAACAGCAGCATTAATTTTTGCTTCTGGGCCCGCAGGTCAAACTTATACTGAAGAATATAATGGAAGCGGTTGGACAGCCGGCGGAGCTTTAGGAACTGGTAGATATCAATCTGCTGGATTTGGAACACAAACAGCTGCAGTATGTGCAGCAGGAGATGCTCCTCCATTGTCACCTGCTTTTAGATCTGACGTTGAAGAATATAATGGAACATCTTGGACAGAAGTTACTAACAACAGCACTGCAAGATACTCTGTTACTGGTCTTGGGACATTAACTGCTGGCGCAATAATTGGTGGAAGAGAACCATCTTATTCTAATAAAACAGAAAATTATGATGGAACTAATTGGACAACTGGAGGTACTTATCCGGTTGCTATAAATGGTGTGGCAACAGGCGGTACTCAAACAGCTTCATTTGCTGCTGGTGGATATGTGCCATCAACACAATCAAATATAAGTGCTAATTATGACGGCTCTAGTTGGACAGCATCAGGACCATTAAATACAGCGAGAAGTGGTGCAGGCGGAGCTGGATCACAAACTGCTGGTTTATTTTTTGCTGGTAGTGATGGATCTGCTACAAATAAAACAGAAAATTATGATGGAACAAGTTGGACGGAGAGTCCAGCAACTCTTGCATCAGCAAGAAACAGTTTTGGTGGATCTGGAACAAATACAGCTGCATTAGCTACAGGAGGATTTCCTTCACCAAGCGTTCCTAAATTAACAGAAGAATTTAATAGTTCAGTAAGCGTCATTACAGCTGCAGCATGGGCTTCTAGTGGCGGTTTAGGAACAGCAAGATATCAAATTGGAGGTGCAGGAACTCAAACTGCAGGTTTAGCTTATGGAGGATATTCAACTAGCCCATCGGGGCAAAAAAATAATGCTGAAGAATACAATGGAGCAACTTGGACAGCGGTAAATACTATGAGTAATACTCGTGGTCAATGTTCAGGTCAACATGTTGGAACCCAAACTGCAGCGCTAGCTGTTGGAGGATATTTACCAGCAACATCTCCTAACTATGGCACTCTTTGTGAAGAATACGATGGAACTAATTGGACAACCGGAGGTGCTTTAACTGAAGATAGTGGAAGATCTTATATAGCAGGTTTTGGAACACAAACCGCAGCAGTAGCGGGTGGTGGATATGCTCAACCTGGAGCGGTGTCTAACAGTGAAGAATATGATGGAAGCTCTTGGACAGCTGGAAATAATATGCAAGCTACTGCTTATGCTGCTTCGGGAACAGGAACACAAACTGCAGGATTAGCTGTAGGAGATTATCCTGGTGGATCAGATGTAGAAGAATATGACGGAACTAACTGGACAACTGTTACATCTTATCCAGCAGGAAGATTTGGAGTATATGGTGGAATGGGAACTCAAACCGATTCTATACATGCGGGTGGTAGTGCTAGTACTACTAGAACAACTGAAACGTTTGGCTATGACGGAACTAGTTGGTCAACTAGACCTGCTTTAGGTAATGCATTAAGTTCGGGTGCATCTGGAGGAACTTCAACTTCTGCATTTATTGCAGGTGGAAGAGGCTCGCCTCCTGGACCAACGGTCGGAGTTACTACTTGCGAAGAGTTTACTGGAGAAACAACAGCTGTGAACGTTAAAACACTTACACAAGGTTAAAAAATATGATATACAAAATTAAAAAGGAGGACTAAACTATGGCACACTTTATATATGGAGTAGCTACTAACACTGGAAAAGGATTTTTTACTGCAGAAGACAGAAGAAAATTCTTCCTTAGAGGTTATCCTGCAAACGTCTGGATGGTTGGCAACAACGTTGATGGCGCTATGTGGTTAGCTGAAAAGAACGGTGTTGAGAAAACTAAGTCAGAGGCACAAGCCTTAATTGACGCTGAAGTACAAGCGGCACAAGCTGCTTGGGATGCTCAAACTGACGAAGAAAAAGCTCGGAATGATAGACCATCAGACATAACACTGCCATAAGGAATATTTAAATGGCAACGTACGACGAAATATACGGAAAACGTGTAGAAGTGCTGGACGCTGACCCTACGTTGAATTCAACGTATGAGGGACAGGTATGGTACAACTCTACAACAGGTAAACTTAGAACTGTAGTAGCTTTTAGAGCTTACAGTACATCTACAAGCTTGCCTTCTGCAAGAGGTACTAATGCTCCAGGAGGATCAGCACAAGATGCAGGTTTCTCTGTAGGGGGAAATACACCTCCATCTATTGCTAACACAGATGAATACAACGGATTAGGTTGGACTGCAGGTGGTGCTTATCCAGCAGGTAAAGGTTATTTAGCATCAGCCGGACCTTTAACAGCTGCTTTAGCAGGAGGCGGTAGTGCTTATCCAAGTGCATGTAATACTTACAATGGAACAACATGGACAGGTATTACAGCTATGCCTACCGGATATGAAGCATGTAGATATGCAGGAACTTCTACAGCAGGTATAATGACTGCAGGTGGTGATGGAGGATCTCCTGGTTATCCAGCAAATACTCATGAATGGGGAGGCTCATCTTGGACAGCGGGCGGACCTCTTCCTAGTGTAAAAAATTATGGTTCTACTGTTGCAGGAACTCAAACAGCATCTTATTCAGCTGGAGGATCTTATCCTCAAAAAAATACTACAAGTAATTACGATGGTACTTCTTGGACCGTTTCAGGAAATTTACCAACAAATTCTTATAACATGATGGGAAATAGTGTTGGAAGTCAAACAGCAGGAGTAACCACTGGAGGTAATGCTACATCATTTCCAGCAATTGCTCCAACAGTTTACCATTACGACGGATCAGTTTGGGCAGCAGATATTGCTTCCCCATTAGGTTATGCAAATACTGGAAGTTCATTTGGACCACAAAGCGCACACGTTTTTGCTGGTGGAAACGCTCCAGGTTTTGTGTCAACAGTTCAAGAATATAATGTATCAGTTAACACTGTTACAGCCGCAGCATGGGCTAGTGGTAATAATTTAAACACGGCAAGAAATGTTATTGCTGGAGCAGGGACACAAACATCAGCTTTAATGATCGGTGGTAATAATCCAGGAACAACACAAAAAGGTGAAACTGAACAATATGATGGTACTTCTTGGACAGAAAAATCTGATTTAAATACTGCTAGATCTCAAGGAGGATCTGGTGGAACAACTGCAGCTGCAGTTTTTTTTGGAGGAGATGTATATCCAACATCACCTAGAGACACTGGGGCTACAGAAGAATGGAATGGAAGTGCGTGGAGTAATAATCCTAATAGTATGGGTACTGCAAGAAGAGCTTTAATTGGAATTGGAACACAAACAGCAGCCTTAGCTGCGGGTGGTTATACTACAACTATGTTAAATAATGTTGAAGAATATGATGGATCAAGTTGGACAGCGCAAAATACTTTACCAGCTGCTAACGAATCTTTAGGAGGAGCTGGAACTCAAACTGCTGGACTGACTTTTGGAGGTTTAGCACCAAGTTTTACAACAGCTACTAACGAATATGATGGAACTAACTGGACATCTGGTGGTAATTTAGCAGTAGCAAGATGGGGTTTAGGTAGAGGTACAGTAGGAACCCAAACTTCATGTTTAGGTTTTGGAGGAGAAGCGCCTGGAGTAACAGGTGTAACAGAAGGTTATGATGGAACAGCATGGTCATCAAGACCTAGTATGGGAACAGCTAGACGGGCATCAGGTGGAGCTGGCACACAAACAGCAAACCTTTCTGCAGGGGGATATTCAACAGCAATTACTGCTGTCGTAGAAGAATTTACAGGAGCAACAGAAACAGCTACAGCAAGCACATTGACAACTAGTTAAAAATAGTTATATTAGAAAGTATAAATGAAAGGAGTAATATGACAGAAAAACGTAACATACATGCATTAATAGAAAAAGAAGCACCAAGTTTAAATAACTTATTAGATCCAGGGGATGTAAAAGAGTTTAAAGCTATGACAGCTGAACTTAGAGATACTTGGACTAAGAAACAAGTATTTAGAACTGAGACAGAAATGAGGATGTCTGTTTTACAAGATGCTAAATATCCAACAAAGGCTGCTAAGTATTGGCAATGTGTACGAGAACAGAATGTTTTCTTAGAAAATTTAATGGCTCTATCCTTTGACTGTAGACGTAACGAAGTTAAATTAAAAAGATTAGAACAAAAATTAGAAAAAGAAGAAGACCCAATAAAAAGAGAACTCTATCAAATAGACATAGATGAAAAAAGATATGGTTTAGCTAACATGCAATTAGTTGCTAGAGATAGAATGAGAGAAATTAAATTATGGTCTACTTTAAAAAAAGAATTTAATGATGGTTCGTTTGATGACAAAGATGTTAATCGACACCAATTAGATTCATATCATTTAGTAATGAAAAATAAAGCAGAGACATTAACAACAGGTTCATCACAACCAGAAGTGTTTAATGTATTAGGTCAACTACAGACTATAGAAAGAGTTAAAAAATCTGGTGAAATGATTTATAACAAGAAAGAACAATTGACTAATGATCTCGGAGCAAAAGAAAAATAAAAAACTTTTCTTTTTAATTGCAATGCCACGGTCAGGAAATACCGTTTTTGCTTCTTTAATGAATCAAAATCCTGAGATAGTTTGCACTGCTAACTCTATTACTTTAGAAATAATGAAAGATCTGTATTTATTAAAAAAAACAGATGTGTTTCAAAATTTTCCAGATCATAAATCTTTAAACAATATTATAGATGTTGTTTACGATCTTTATTATAAAGACTGGCCTCAACGGATAATTATAGATAGGGGGCCTGTATTAGCAAGTGGTAATCCCGGAAACTTTGAATTAATGAAAGTACATTACAAACGTCCTTTTAAATGTATTGTTTTACTTAGAGACTTAATGGATGTGTTAGCAAGTTATATGAAATGGTATACAGAAAATCCCGATGCATTTCCAAATAGATATAATTTAAAAAATGATGAAGAAAAATTATTAAAAATAATGAATAAAGATGGAGCTGTAGTTAAAGATTTAAATGCAATTAACAATGCTTTTAAACATCCAGACATTTGTCATTTTGTAAAGTTTGATGACCTCATGACAAATCCTACAGAAGAATTACAAAAAATATATAAATTTTTAGAAGAACCATATTACCCTCATTATTTTGAAAACTTGAAAGATATTAATATTAATGGTATAGAATATGACGACACAGTCGTAGGAAAGAATATGCATAAATTACATACAGGAAAAATTGAAAAAATTTATAACCCTTACATAGAAAAAATACCTCAACGTATTAAAGAAAAATATGGGCACATCAAATTTTAAAGATTTTAGTTTTGCATTTTTAGGACAATCGGTTTTAAAATACCAAGTTCCCTTAGAAATATATGGTATTATTAATCATATTTATGAAAATAAATATCCGCAATTATTTCCTGCTAACAAACAACTTGTAGGTAAAATAGAAAAAGAACATAGTTTGTTTTTTAATGGAGAAGACTCAAAAAAAATGATTAGACATAATCATTTACCCCAAGATGTATTGGGGTGGTTTGAACAAAAGTTTCAACATTATTTAAACTGGAACAAAATAAAAAAACCAACAATTCATTTAAATTCTATTTGGGTTAACACTATGTTTGAAAATGAATATAATCCAGTGCACGTGCATCAAGGATCATTGTTTACCGGTTTATCTTCAGTTATGATTTTAAAATTACCACCAAGTTTTGGTGTTGAATATTCTGCGGCAGAGGCACCCCAAAATGGTAGATTACAAATACTAGGTTCTGCATCTGGTCAATTTGCTCACATAGACTATCAACCTGAAATGAAAGAACGAGATTTTTATATATTTCCATACGACATGAGACATTGCGTATATCCTTTTAATGGGCCTGGATATCGAAGAAGTCTTGCTGCAAATTGTGATGTAGAATATAATCCAATTTTAAACAGAGGAGTAACTTAATGTACGAAAATATGCATATTAGCGAACCTAAATGGAAAAGTTGGATAATACAAACTACAACACCATTATTTACTCCAGATCAATGTAGACAAATTATAGAGTGTGGTAGACGTCAACCACCACAAAAAGCACAGGTTGGTATGGGTAAACCTGGTGGTGGCACAGATACTAAAAAAAGAGTTACAACAATATCATGGATACCTTTTCAAGAAATGGGACACATGTATCAAGATTTAAATAAGTTTATACAAAAAGCTAATGAAAACCATTTTGGTTTTGGTGACATACAAATTACAGAAAATGCACAATTTACAGAATACCCTGTAGGAGGATTTTATGATTGGCATATGGATTGTGATGTACATATGGCTCATGAGCCACCGGTTAGAAAAATATCTATGACATTGTTATTAAATGATCCATCAGAATTTAAGGGTGGTGATTTAGAACTAACGGCACCTGGTAAATTTGCCGAACTTAAACAAGGTCATGCAATTGTGTTTGCATCATTTTTAAATCATAGAGTTGCACCAGTTACAGAAGGTGTTAGACAATCTTTAGTTGTCTGGTTTGGAGGTAAACCTTTTAGATGATTAAAGATGGTTTTTTTCCAACTATTATATATGCTGAAGATTTTAAATTAGACACCAATCAACTAGCAGAAAATATTATACAGTGGTCTAAAGAAGATCCTGGTGTTGCAAAAACAAATAGAAATGCATGGCATTCTACAACGGACATGCAAAACAGACCTGAATATAAACCTTTAATAAATGAACTATTTAAAATGGTAAATCAAGTTTTTGAAGAAGAATTTTTAACTAGAGGCGCTGCGCTTGGTAACATGTGGGCAAATATAAATCCACCAGGTGGATATAATCAACCTCACGTGCATCCTAATGCTGTATTTAGTGGAGTATATTACGTAAAAGCTCCGCCTAATTCTGGACGTTTAGTATGCCAAGACCCTAGACCCGGTATTCAAACATGTATGCCTGATAGAAAAAAAGAACAAGTTCCTAAACATCTATGGAGAGATGTTCGTATAGAACCAAAAGAAAACAGAGCAATTATGTTTAATTCATGGTTATGGCATTCAGTAGAACCTAATATGTCTAATGAAACTAGAATATCAGTAAGCTATAATTTTATTCAAAAAGGATTTGATTAATGGTTTTTAATAAATACCAAGTAATTAAAAAAGCAATTAGCTATGAATTAGCTAACTTTGTGTTTAACTATTTTTTACTTAAACGTGATGCAGTTAAATGGATGTATGATAATAATATTACGTACGACACAGGTATGTTAGGCACTTGGACTGATCAACAGATTCCCAACACTTATTCCCATTATGCAGATCCTGTGATGGAGACCCTTTTAGTGAAAGTACTACCAATAATGCAGCAAGAAACAGGCCTAAATTTAATTCCAACTTATTCATATGCTAGATTATATAAGCATGGTGACGAATTAAAAAGACATAAAGATCGACCTAGTTGTGAAATATCTACCACCATTAATTTAGGTGGTGATCCGTGGCCTATATTTATAGATGGCACAGGTGCAGATACAGTTATAGACGAATTTAAAAAAATACATAAACCTAATGCCCCTAAAGGCACCAAAGTCTTACTTGAAGTCGGCGATATGCTAGTATATAGTGGATGTGAATTAGAGCATTGGAGAGAACCATTTGAAGGTAATACTTGCGGACAAGTATTTCTTCATTATAACCATGTAAATGGTCCTTTTGCTGAAAAAAATAGGTTCGACAAAAGGCCGATGTTAGGACTTCCAGCGTTTGTGAAGTCATAATATTATGGAGTTATATGCTACAAAAATTAGGTTTTTTACCAGGATTCAACAAACAGGTTACAGAGACCGGGGCTGAAGGCCAATGGTTTGATGGTGACAATGTTAGGTTTAGATACGGTACCCCAGAAAAAATAGGTGGTTGGACTCAGCTAGGTGATGATAAATTAACTGGTGCAGCTAGAGCTATTCATCATTGGGACGATAACGCTGGTATTAAATACGCAGCTATAGGAACAAATAGAATTTTATATGTTTATTCAGGAGGAGTGTATTATGACATTCATCCAATTAGAACTACTTTAACAGGTGCAAAATTTACAAGTAGTTCTTCATCAACAACAGTTACAGTAGTATGTACTGGATCTCATGGTCTAGGTGAAAATGATATTGTAATGTTTGATAGTGTTACAGGAGTACCTGCTGGATCAACCTACAGTAATGCTACTTTTGAAGATCAAAAGTTTATGGTAACTGCTATTCCTACTACAACCACTTTTGAAATTACAATGAATACTCAGGAATCAGGGACCCCATTAACTACAAGTGATGGTAATAGCACTTCTGTGTTATGTTATTATACAGTAGGACCCGCACAACAATTAGGTGGCTCCT